ATAGCTTCAGGCGGGGGCATCGGAGGAGCGCCCATCGGAGCGCCACCCATCGGCATACCACCTTGCGGCGGCGGAGGCGGAGGCACCATGCCAGCAGGCGGAGGAGCAGCTTGCGGCTGCTGCATCTGCTGTTGGTCAGCAGGCTTGCCCGCAGCGATGATGATGTTGATGTTGGTCTTGCCAGAGCCCTTCTTTGACTTGGCGTGACCTTCATCGCCGCCAATCATGCCACCAGCAGCACGTTTGGCACGGCCACCTTTTTCCTTGCCAAGACGCATATTGGCCAAGTCACGAGCCGCTTGTGGGCGTGTTTTATCCGCAGCAACAGACTCGTTATACGTTGAAAAAGCCTCAGAAAGTTTGCCACGGGCATCCTTCCGTTCAGCCTTTGGCGTGGCAAGATATTCGTCTAACGCAGCCTGATAAGCGCGTAGAGAGCCGCCGCTCTGTTTCTTGGCACGGCCACCACGCTTCAGTTGGTCATATGTTTTGTCTGCCTTAGCAGCAGGAGCCTCTTCTTTGTTGCTCCAGCCCTTGTAGCGTGAGCCCCAGCCTTGCAACGGCGTTTCACGATGGAAACGGCTTGAAGGCTCATCCTTCTTAGGAGGCACAACTGTTGTGCGAGATTCATCCCCACCCATCACATCGCCGTAAGTGCTGGATGCGCTGGGGGTAGAGTCGCTGCCTGTCAAATCGCCGTAGGTGCTTTGAGCCCGATCAGAAGATGAAGATGTCGGCTTTGGTGCGGCCTTTTTGGCAGCAGGAGCCCCATCAGCGAGCTTCGTGTTGTAGGTCTTGCCGTTCCACTCGAACAAATCCATGCCGTTCTTGCGGGCTTCAGCAAAAGCCGAATTAAATGATTGACGGCCACCGGAAGCGCGTTTAGCGCGACCGCCTTTTTTCATGCCACCAGTTTCAGACAAGGTTTTGTCATGTGCGCCCTGTGCGGCACCATACTTAGCGGCCTTGTCCGCATATTCAGAAGCGCGTTTGTCGCCAGCCCGGAATGCGTTGCCGTGCTTCGCTTCAAACTCATTAAAATCTTTTGAACGGTCCAAAACATTGCGCGTTGATTTGGCAAGTTCTGTGCGCTCAGAGCGCATACCGCCGCCATTGGCTTTGCCAGTGCGGGCGCTTTTCTTAACCATCTTCTTGATGAGAGCCTTATCCATGGCTTCATCAGAATGGCCAGCTTTGCCGCCCTTTTGCATGACTTGGGTGCCAAACTTGGAGCGCATTTCATCGAAAGACGCGCCAGCCTTGACCTTGCCACCCTTCTTTTTGCCCGGCGTAAGCTGATTGAAGCCCGGAAGAGCATCGCTGCTTACCATGCCAAGGCGCGGGTCCATCATCATTGGACCGCCAGCCTGCTTTTTGGCGCGGCCGCCCTTTTTGCGGCTGTGATACTGGCCATGCTTGTCTTCGTAGCCGCCGCTTTCTTCCCAATCCTTTAGGCCGCCTTTGAAATATTTTTCTTGGGCGTTTCTGTATTCTTCGTCGGCTGCGCGGCTCTTTTTCGCGTATTCCGTCGATTCTGAGCGCATTCCGGTGCTGCCACCATCTTTACGCTTTGCGCGGCCGCCACGCTTTTTGCCCTTGTCATCATCGTCATCGCGCATCGCATTGGCGAGCATGGCAACAGGGCTAAGGAATTCTAACGCGCCGCCAATCTTCTTTTTGGCACGGCCACCCTTCTTGTAACCGCGCTCCAGACGCTTCAACTGCTCTGGGTCATAAAGGTCAAACGCTTCAACTTCGCGTGTCTTGACGCCTTTGCCCTTCGGCATCAGGCGGTCACTGCCACCTTCGCGCTCAATCAGTCTCTTCAGGGCTTCGCGGTCATATTGCTCAACCTGACCGCCCTCTTCACGGCGGGCACGGCCGCCCTTCTTGAACCCGCCAACGTGCTTCTTACCTTCGCGCTCTTCGTTCGCGTCCTTCACGTTGCGGTTGATTTTGGCATTGGCATAAGCCTGTGGCGTTGCGCCACCAGCCTTACGAGGCTTGCGGCCGATGTTCATCTTGGCTTTTTCGCCAGTGACCTTGCCACCCTTTTTGAAGGCGCGGCGCGAAACAGGACGCGCACCGGTCTTAACATCAGCGTTTAACGGTTCGGCTTGTTTCCAATCCGATGAATCTACTTTTTGGTCTTTCTCGCCAGCGAGGGACTTAGCTTTCGCTTTGAGGGCCAGACGGGCCTTACGCGCCATATCAGACATGACTGCTCCATGGAGTTGACCGGGCGTCCCCGGTGCCGCCTGACTGTGCTGACTTGGGCGACATCAAGTCCTGTCAAAGATTACCACAATCATGCCACATGTCACGAGGTTCATTGTGGAATTAACCCCGGCGGAGGTGGCATAATACCATCTTGTTGTGCTTGTGGCTTGTTAATAGCCAACTCTTCCAGTGCAGGCTGGATAAGAGGCTGAATTAGGCCCAGCGATTCAGGATGCTGCAATACATCCTGTGCCAAATCGATCAACTGAACGCGCTCGTTTGACAGGCGGTTTTGTCTATCAGCGGCCATCTTCATAGCCTCTTCAGACAGGCCAGCCTGACCTTGCTCCGCGTCACGTTGCGCTTCTGCCATTTTAAGCTGCGTTTCGGCATCCGCCTGCTTGGCGCGGGTCTGCGAATCCAACATACGGGCTTCGGCGCTGAGTTTGTCGTTTTCGATTTTGGCCATAGCCTCCAGCAATTCTGGCGGCGGCTCTTTCTGCGCTTCTGGCGACAACAGGAATTGCTGCGGATTGCTCCAGCCCATTGCTTGCAATGCAGCCGTATCAACAGCAACGGGGTCATAAAGACCCGGATTTGACATCGATAATTATTTAAGCGCGGACACTTTCATCAAGCGTTGGGCTTGCGAAGCTGTGTTCGGGTCAGCTTGCGGCACCAAATCACAATCATCCAACGCTTTGACAAAGTTTTCTTCAGTCCACTGCATCGATGGCTTTTTGCAGCGAGAGACGAAAGACTCTGGATGCTCTTTGAAGCAACGCATCAGCAATGCAAACTCTTCAGCTTGCGCTGTGTGCAACCGCTTATGAACAGCGTTGAGAACTTTGGTCGCTTGTTCAATCAGTGCGAGCGTGGTTCCGACAGGCATATCTGCCTTGCCTTCACCAACTTGCGCTTCTGACGTGCCACCAATACGTTGGCCCGTGTCTGCCATTTGCATGACAAGGTTCATCAACGCGCCAGACGGCTCCTTATACGGGAGCGGCATGATGGCTTGCGTGATGGGCATACCGTTGGTTTTTACGAGTGCGCCGCCTCCGGGCGGCACGCGGAAGATATTTGTGTTTTGCCGCGCTCCCGTGTCTGCCATGAGGAAGCCGGGGAAGTTGTTATACATTCCAGCGTCGAGTAGCTCACGCCATGCGGCAGTAATGGCGTTTGTTGTGTTGCCGAGAATGTGGAGGAGGCCGATGTCGTAGAAGCCAAGGCCCGGAACGAACGTGTATTTAACAAAGTTAACACGCGCTTCAGGAAGCTCTTGGCTATCTTCATCATAGTTCCTCACAATCGATAGAATTTGTTTGGAAGAGACATCAATCGTTACGCGGTAAGGGATTTCAAGGCCAGTTTCCTTGCCTTTGTAACGATGTTCAAACCCACGAATGTCTAACTCGCAATAGCACTCATAGATTTCTCTATCACGGTCTTCGGGGTTGAAGCTATCTTGCGAAATACCCTGTGTTGCCATGCGCTCGCGCTGTGCAGCGTCAGGGTCGCCATAATTCGGCGTTGAGAGCGGGACATCACGATAGACGCCCATGATTTGCAAACGCTTCACAGTAGAAGGCTTCATCATGGTGCGGTGCGTGATGCGCTTTGCATTGCTAAGATCAGTCGCCGCATTGTTGACGATCAAATCTTCTGCATCGACCGATTCAGAAACAGGGCGACCACGCAGCGGGCAGAAATAAATTTTCTTGAACGATGTGCCACCAAAGCCCAGCATCAACAGCATACGGTCTGTGTCTGGGTAATATTCTTTGGCAACGCTCGTGAGATAATGGTTCATGTCGCGCTGAAGCGCGTTGGCAGTCTGGTCCTGCTCTAGCGTGGCATAATTGCTGTCATTACGAATTTTGACAGGACCATCGGTTGGCAGAAGTTCAGAGCGAGCATTGGCTTGGAATCGCAGCACGGCTTCAAGCAAGAGCGGATGGCGAACCTTGCTCATGCCTTCGACCGGCGCACCATCGGAAGCGCCTTGCACACCGGGGATTTCAATCTTCAGGC